TTGAAATTTTTTTCATATAATCAGAGACACCCTCATAAGATATCATTTCATTTTCTTCAAATGGATCACCATAAAATTTATTATGTTTAAAATCAATAGTATATTCTGATTTTTCAGCCCAAGATATCAGTTTATCTAAAAGACCAACATATAATTCACCAGTATGATTACTATAAAGTCTTATTTTTCCATCCCAATGTTTATTTCGATATTGAGGCATAAATTTTGCACCAGGAACTTCAAAAGTAAAATACTCTGACAATTCTTGATGAATATGTGGCTCGGTTTCAATTTTTAAATATATTTCATTCTTTTTCGAAATAATCAAATGGGACATTCATAACATATCAGTTATAAGTATTTATTTTACATTTATAAAAACACTTTTATGGATTTACTAGTCTATCCACTTTTCTGTCATAAGCAGCAGCCATTCTTTTTGCGGCTCCAGTATCTTTAGGTCTAGGTCTTCTTAAGTATGCTAATAAATTTGCTTTTCGTGATGGTTTTCCAGATCTAATAGATTGAATTATGTCATCTATATTTTGACCCAGTTTACGTCCTCTAGATATAGCATCTTGTGTTGCTTGAGTTCTAGTTAGTCCATATCCAGGTTCTCCAGGTTTAGGTCTTCTATTTTGCTTTGATGCATTAGGACTAAATGGTTCTACTTGAACGTTAGATAAAGTATGTCCAGGATCCTCTGTGGATGGATCTTTTGGTTGAAGTGGTTGAAGATGTCCTAAAGAATATCTATCTCCTGTTTTGTTTTGAATTCTTTGAGCTCTTTTCTTTACTCTTTTAATACCAGATTCTTCGGTATCCATTGCTAAATCTGCGATTTCATTATTTCCTCCTGTCGCACGGAGGAGTTCGTCTTTCGATAATTGTGTTTCATATTCTGCTTTTGTTCTTTTATCCCTAGATCTATTTCTAGATTCTACGGGACTGATCGCATATCTTGAAGGTTCCCCTCTTCTTGCTTTGTTTCTTATTACATATTCTATACCATTAATAGTCTTTCTTTTAGTACCTATTCCTTTTTTTATATCTTCTATCCACTGTTTATATTCCTTATTTGGAATTCCGTGTCTATTTTTTTCTAAAATAAATTCCCTAAATGTCTTCATTTGTTGTTGACTATTTTATTTTTATTTAGTCAAAACCTGCATGGAAACGGTGAAAATCCAGAGCGTTTTTAATTTGATATGTTCGATTTAATATTGTCTTGAGAATACTATCCAAATAACTTAACATTGTTTGAAAATATTCTATTTTAGATATAGATTTAAGAATTTCTTCATCAGCATCCATATACTTATCTATATCTTGTCTTAATACTTTATAATCAAATGGTTGTTCCTGATAAATTTTTGGTTCTGCTTTTCCAGAAAAATACATCCATTTTTCTTTTTTTAGTACTTTAAATTTATTTTCTTCTAATTTTTTTAAAAGAATAATATTATTATAAATCTTATAATATTTTGCATGAAGTGAAGGAATTTTAATAGATTCTGTATGAAGATTGTCAGGATCTATTTTCGAATCTTCTTCCCATAATAATTGTATTTCATCAAGATTCATAACTATAAAACAACTATATCGTATATAGAATACTTAAAAACAACCTCTGCTATTACATAATTTATATCAGTTGACTTTGCCTCAAATTTAATAGATGATAAACTTACAGGAAAAATATCTTTAAAGTGTACATCGATAATTGGATTAAAATTACTATTGTATATTGTTAATTTTGCATCTGAATATTCATTAAATGAGTTTTTGCTAGAAGTATTTGGAAAATATTCATCTTTCGATTTGAAATCCATAAACTCGCCGATATTATTTGGATATCCAAGCCCTCTTAACCAATTATGAACTTCAAGATAATTTTCTAAATTTTCATCTACAAAGAATTCTAAAGAAAGGTCATCATAAGTTAATTTATCACCAGGAACCGGAATATCTTTTAGGTATGTTGATTGAATTGCAACTCCAAGATTAATTCCAGGTATTGCTGTGGAATTAGAAAAAAAATCAACTTTTGGAATTTTTGAAATTGATAGTTTAAACCCAACAGGGGACAAATAATTACGATTTGATAATTGTTTTGACCAAGGAGTTTGAGTCATTTTTTATTTAATTATACTTTTAAGGTTTGTTGCTTTTGAAGATAAGGATTTAGATAATTGAAGATTCTTGGTCAGCACGAATTCTCCAAGGAGTAGGAGGACTATCACGATAATACTTTAAAGGATTTAAAACTTTATCTTGTTCTTCTAAAACAATCTCTTCGTTTTTAGTTTGAATCTCTTGAACTAATGCTTCTTCTTTTTCAAATATCCATCCCAATACTTGTTCTTCGGTAAGGTCTTCCCAAGCAATAAAACCAATGGGATTAATATTTATAGTATTCAGTTCTACATCATAGTAAGTAAAATGAGAAACTGTTTTGTCTTCAGTCACTGTGGTTGTGATTCCTGTTGGAGAATCTACATTATAAATTGTAGTTTCATAAGTATATGGAAAAATAATAGATGAAGTTAGATATACTGTTGCTTTATATGCAACCTTTGATAGACCATTCACTTCTCCAATGATTGAAAGATTGGGAACTGTATAATTATGAGATATAGAGTTTGAGGTGATAATCATTAGAGGTTTTTTAGTTATTTATTTGGAATTACTATAAGCAAACGGAGATTCTGCGAAGGCAGCAAAGATTATAGCTCCTCCAGAAGCATTTAATGACGAAGCGGTATTTCTAAGTTTAAATCCATTTGATAAGAAATCCATGTCCCCCCCAGATGAAAATTCAATATCTGTTGTATTGGGAGACAAGTATACAAGAGTAGGATTTGTAGAATTCCTACTACTATCAAAAATAAGCCAGTTTGATATTGAATCCGTTCTTTTAAATAAGACAAAAGCAGGTTTAAATCCACAATATACAAAAGGACCGTCAGCATTTCCATTACCTACATAAGAACTAAACTTACTATATCCTTCAATTTCTGCCCAACAGTAAGCAATATACGTGTTTGGTGATGCCCCATTTACTTGAGCATCAAAACTATAATTTAATTGTGCTAGAGTTGAATTTAGTAAGGTTACATTGTTATAACCACTCAAAGTAAATGTAGAAGAATTTGAATAAGAAGAAATTGGGGTATTTCCCTTATGTAAAACAATCCAGTTTCCTGCTGGAGTAATTGCAGTTCTTGCTTTAATTATAATAAATGCTGGTGCTTTTCCAAGTCCGTGACCAACTGTTGCTCCACTAGTATTATTACCAGTATAAGACACAATACTAAACCCAGCATCTTGATTTACACTGACCACAGAAGTGATTGAACCATTTGTGTTTGTTGATGTGGTGCCTGCTCCTGCTCTCCAACACCAAGCAGCGTAAGTAGTTCCAGATCCATTTCCAGAAACGTGATTTCCCAAAGAAAAACCATCACTATTAAATGATATTACACCTTGATCTGTATTTTCCGCGCCTGTTCCATCACTTGATAATCTTAAAGCACCCCTTATACTATCAAATAAACCGTGACCATAAGCGGAGTTTCTTGCTTTATACCAAACCAAATCAGGAGTAAATCCAACACCTACAATGCTTCTACCACTATTACCATCACCAGTATAAAGCACCGTCTTAAAGTGCTTACCAGGATCAGAAATCGCAGGAGTTGGTAGGTTGTCCTCACATAATGCTAGGAAACCACTTGGAGGTTGATACTTGAAGAGACCTTTACCGTTGGAGTCCGTGAAGGTTCCTGCTGTTGTGTTTCCAGAGAATGTTGGGTTTTGACCGAAGTTTGTTGTGAGTTGATTTGCTCCTGTACCTTGAATATCTAAACCAAATCCATATGGAGAAGTTGAATTTGTTCCAGAAAAGGAATATGGAAAAGCAGCAGCGCCACCAGACTGTGTAATTAAGGTTCCGTTCTTATAAAATGAAACCTGTCGATTATCCATATCAAGAGAAACGCCAATAATATCACCAATTGCAATAGTATAATTTAAAGTATATATTGTAGAAAAAGTTAATCCGGAAACACTAGATAATTGTGCATTACTAGGTCTAAAATGAATTGATCCTGTTAGGTCCCCCCCATTACCAATTCCCCAATGTTTATTATCAGGATTAACTGAAATAGAAAATTTATAACTTCCAGAAGTATTATTTGTATTGATGCGATATTCTGCATACCACTTACCAGAAATAACGGCAATTCCACAAATACTACCACTATCAGCAGTAGAATTTGCAGTGGCAGTTAAATTTCCATCAGTAAAATTAAGAGAATACGCAGTTCCACTTGCTACTCTTGTAATTAATGGATTCAACGTCGCAAAGTTATTCGCAGGTGTATCAGGAACTGCTCTCCAAGTCGCAATACCTACGGGTGTATAAGGTCTTGATACATCAAAACCACCTGTGTATTTTGCGACTCCTTTGTAGATACGGAGATCTTGTATGTAACCACCAAATAGATTACCTAATCTTACACCACCAATTTGGACAGGATTTGTATTTGTATTTACAGTTCCAGTGGAATTTGTATCAACACCTACTGCAACGCCGTTTAAATAACCTGTTACAATTGTTCTTCTTTTTACTGCTGCAATATGATTCCATTGATTTAATGAAATAGAACCACCTGAGGGAAACTCATAACTGCCATTAGTTGCCACACCAAATCTCAATTGATTTGAAACATTAATTTCTAAAAATAGATTTCCAGTTATATCAGATCCATTAGCATTTCCACCCCAATATAAATTTCTTCTCGTTCCATTTCCTGTCGTAGAATTAACCCACATTTCAACAGTAAAATCATCTGTTCCAAAATTAAAATCACTTCCACTAAATTCAATATATCCGTTAGTTCCATTAAAAGAAGCAGCACTGCCATAATAACTTGCAGTGCTTACAATACTTATACCACTATTTGTAATAGTTTTAGCACTTCCACTACCTTTAATACTTGGAGCATAATCACCAAACCCACTGCTCAAACCACCAGACACAAAAGGCAGAGCAAGAACCAAGTTAGCAGCATAAGGGTCTGCTCTTAATGCGTCAGTATACCCTAAACCAACAGAAGCAGTAGTTGCAACACCTACTCTGGGTTGTGGTAGTTTTTCATTGAGTGTAATAATGCTGTTAGGGTCACAATGGAAGTCAGCACCAAAGTTTTTACTATCATTCATTGGTAAATAGAAACCATTCACACCAAAACCACCACGACGGTTGATTTCAGTCTTGATGACTCTTGGTGTTTTTGGAACCCACTGACCTGGACGGAAATCAGTTGCTTGTGTAGATCCAGCAGAGATATAACCTTTTCCTTGCTTATAGAAACCAAATACATCTGGTGTGAGTGCTTGACCGTCTATGAAGAAGACATCTGCAAATTCTCCAATAAACCAATTAGTCGATGAAGTTTCTTTACTGATAAAATGTGGTATTGGATAGTTAAAGATTAAAGTGCTATTGATTGATGGATAAGTTTCCGTATCAAACTTTGTAATTCTTGTTCCATTTACATATATTCTAATTCTTTCACTTGAAATAGATGCTGTTGTTTCAGCAACAAATAAAATATGAAACCAATTTCCAACATCTCTAAAAGTTTGGGAAGTAATTAATTCAAACGATGGAGAATTATTTTGATAATCTAATTTATCATTGGTATTAAAAAATAATTTAGATATTAATGCAGGTTCAGTAGAGCAGAGTAAATTTTGATTGGTAGAAGTAAGTGAATTTCTTTTAACCCAAGTGCTCCAAGTAAAAACTCTACGATTACCAGTGCTTGTAGGAGTTCTTGTTAAATACTCGTTTGCCATTATTGATTACCTCAACCTAATATCGTGGAACCAGTGGGAAAATAATCACTGATAATCTCTACCCAGTCGGTGCCGTTATAAAACTCCAAAGCACTGTTGGTTGTGTTGTATCTTATATATGGTGAGTTTCCTGCTGGTCTTTGTGCTGTGGTTCCTTGTGGAAGTGCGATGGCATCAGTCTCTTGTGAGGCATCCAGAGATACTCTTGGTGCCGTTGAACCAATACCAACAAGACCTGTTGAAGTTATAAAGACAGACTCTGAAACTGATGTTCCGACCTGAACCGTTGCCCTTGGGTTTGATGTAAGAACTCCAACAGACCCACCAGTTACTTGAAGACCACTTCTTGCGGTAACAACTCCGATAGAATCTACGTTTGTTGTTTCTTTAAAAGTGATTGTTCCAGCAACACTTACATTACCAGTTATTGTAGCACTTGCTGCTGTAATAGAACCAACGGTAATACTTGGAGTTCCAGAAAGCCCAAAAGAAGTTGTAGCAAAAGATGCTGTTGATGCTGTTCCTGTAAGATTTCCACTAAAACTTGTTGCGGTTACAATACCACCACTAATTGTAACTCCTGTTCCTACTAGAATTGTAGAGAAAGTAGAAACTCCAGATGAATTAACATTACCAGTCAAGTTACCAGTAAATCCAGTTGCAGTTA